GCCGCGATCGTGTCGGACTATTCCACTGACTTCCGCAACGTGGAAATCAGCGGCAAGCAATTCAGTGCCAACGTCCGCTCGCTCGGCGCTGCGTTCCAGTACAGCATCCAGGAAATCCGCAAGGCGGCCCGTGCGAACAAGCCTTTGACCACGGCCAAGGCCAACGCCGCTCGTCGTGCGATCATGCAGCTTGAGCGTGATATCGCCTTTTGGGGTGACGATGACTACGGCCTGCAAGGCTGGTTGACCAACACCAACATTCCGGACGTGACCCTGCCCACGGGTGACTGGCTCAACACGCTGACCACGCCTGACAGCATCATCAAGGACTTGAACGCGCTGGCCAACAGTGTCATCGACACGAGCCGCACGGTTGAGACGCCCAACACGCTGCTTCTGCCCGTTGCCTACTACACCCATCTGGCAACGCTTCCACGTTCCAGCGGCTCGGACTACACCGTGCTGCGTTACTTCATGGAAAACACGCCTTTCATCCAGTCCGTTGATTGGCTCGCAGAGCTTGCAGCGGCCAACTCTGAGGGCAACCTCGCAGACGATATCGCTATCGTCTATGACCGCAACCCAGAAAAAATGACCTTGGAGATCCCGCAGGAATTTGAGCAGTTCGCTCCTGAACTCCGCGGAATGGCCTACAAAGTCGCTGTTCATGAGCGTTGCGGTGGGGTTATTATCCCTTATCCGCTTTCGCAAGCCATGACGGACGACATTGGGTCTTCGTCCTCCAGCTAAGGTCCAGCATCCCCATCGTTTGCCGGAAGCAATCGAACACCTTGTTGAACAGGAGTTACACATGCTGGTCAAGTACACAAAGGAAAGAGCGAGTCGCGCCTTTGACACCTCAGGCAACGCATTTCAATTCATTCCCGGTATGAATGATGTGCCTGCTGAAGTGTGGGCGCGGCTCCTTAAGAACCGCAACTTCGCGCGGGATGTGAACCGTGGCGATTACGTGATTGTCACCGACAAGGACGCGCCGGAGGAAAAGAACGCACTCTCGCTCTTTGAAAACGTGCGCGTGGCCTTTGAGATCATCAAGGAAACGTATGACCGCAAGAAGCTTCTCCAGTGGCGTCAACAGGAGGATCGCAAGACGGTCATTGCTGAAATTGATGCCCAGATTGCCCGCATCGACAAGCGCGTCAAGGGACGATCTGCCAAGGATAAAACAGAGGATTAAGCCATGGCCGCTTTGGATAAGTTTCGGATCATAGCGCCTGAGTTCAAGGACCGATCAAGTACGGACATTGAGGCTGCGCTTGGCATTGCTGAGTGTTGGCTGGGTGAGAGCGTCTGGGGAAGCAAGTACGAAGTAGGCCTTGCATACATGGCGGCTCACCTTCTTTCCATGTCCGATCGTGAGGGCGCGGGCGGACCGCTCACGCAGGAGAGTGTTGGCGGTGTCAGCGCAAGCTATGGCACCACGGGCCCTTCTGATGAACTGTTGACCGATACTGCCTATGGGCGGCTGTTTGTTTCCTTGCGTCAAACGCTGGCAACGGGCCCGCTCGTGGCCGGGGGGAGGTAGCACCATGGCCAAGCGCCTGCGCACTGATGAGGAGCTTGAAGCCCTGTTATCGCGTGCTCTGGGCGTAAGTACCAAGGTGCGCTCCAACTTTGACGTGGACGCCGTCAATAAAATGATCGAGGACCTGAAGGGCGGCGTCCAGGTCCATGTTGGGATCTTTGACGACAAGCCGGATCTGGCGGCCATAGCTGTCTGGAACGAATACGGGACGAGTCGCATACCGGCGCGTCCCTTCATGCGTTCAACCCTGGACCGCCGATCCGCTGCCTACGACAGGCAGATGGAAAAAATATTCACTAAAGTCATGACGGGAAAGGTCAACGTGCTGACCGGTCTGGCCACGCTCGGCAAGCAGATTGCCAAGGACATCAGCAACTCCATCGACAAGTGGAAAAAACCGCCCAACGCTATCAGCACGATCAAAAAGAAGGGTTTCAATGATCCCCTGGTTGAAACCGGGGAACTCATGAACTCCATAGAGTATCGCGTCATACAGGGGAAATCCGAATGAGCATCAAGGGCATGATCAAGCGGGCTGCACGCGCCTCCGGACGCAAGGTGATGCTTACCCGCTTCCGCACGGGCACATTCAGGGACGGCGTGTTTCACGCTGAGGTTCTGTTTCGCAGGGAGATAACGGCCAGCGTGCAGCCGATGGATGAGAACAAAATACAGGTTACACCCGATAACCTCACCCGGCTCCGGTCCATGGTGCAGGTGTATTCCGTTGAACCGCTTCTCGCAGCCGACAAGGCGATCGGACAGAAGGCGGACGAGTTGGAGATTGACGGGGAGGTCTATACGGTGGATTCACCGTCCAACTGGAAACACCGCACTCTGCAGCACTATGAAAGCGTTGCAATCAGGAAGGGCACACAATGAACCCCATCCAACAGGCCGTCAAGGAATCAATGGACCGCATCCGGGAGGGCCTGCGCCTCTGGTTGAAGGCCGCCACGAACCCTGGAACGCCCATCGTTGATGGCTTCCAGTATGAACCCAAGCCCGTCTATCCTTACGTCTCCTTTGGCTTTGTCGGCACGCTGGTCAAGCTCGGCCGCGCTGATTCCCTCGTCTATGACCAGGGCCTGAATAAATTCATCCTGCGTGCGCACAGGCAGGCGACAATCACCATCAACGCGCACGGCAAGCCCTATGAAGGGAGCTACAACAGCCTGCAGCGGGCAACGGACATCCTAGCGGGTGTGCAGATGCACATTGACGAACCGTCCGCCTATTCCTTTCTGCAGGCACGTAACATAGCGATCCTTGGCGATAACGGTGTGGTGGACACAACGCTTCTTGAAGAAAACGTGTGGATGCCACGGGCCAACCTGGATCTTTTGATCGGCGTTAGCTTCCATGCTGAGATCCAGCCGGGATGGATTGAACGCATTGAGGTAAGCGGCTCTCTGGATACAACTCTGGATGGTGCTTTCAATAAGGAATTTGGACCCTACACTTTTACAGCCCAAGGAGGTAGCGAATGAGCGATTTGAACGACATCATAGACATTACCATTACCCGGCAGACGGTGGTCCCGGCTCAGGACGGCTTTGGCTTTGCCAACTTCGTCTCAGCCAATGCTACGTTCACGCCACGCATCAAATCCTATGCCAGTATCAGCGAGGTTGAAGCTGATTCATTGGCAGGTGCTGACACGGGAGACTTCGCCGAGAAATACTTTGGTCAAGCCATCCGTCCTCGTCGCCTCTACGTGACGAAGAAGTCAACTGATACCTGGGTGGAGGCACTTACCGCCGCATCCGAATCGGATGATACATGGTACGGCGTGGCAATCAGTTCCATCCTGGACGCTGACAACCTTGCTGTTGCTGCGTGGGTCAACGCCCGCAAAAAGATCTTCGGTGCCAAGTCCAATGACGCTGGAATCTACGATCCTGACGATGAGTATGACATCCTCACCCAGCTTGCGGACCTCGGCTATGACCGGACCTTCGTCCTTTATCACCAGGACGCATCAACTGAGCAGGTCATTGGCGCTCCCTACGGCCTGCAGCTTCCCAAGCTCCCGGGCTCAACCAACTGGGCCTACAAGCGCCTGCAGGGCATCGCCTCCAGCCCGCTCAACAGCACGCAGCGCACGACGGTGCTCAACAAGAAGGGCAACGTATTCACCACGCGCAGCGGCGTGAATGTGTTTGAAAACGGCCAGATGGTAAGCGGTGAATACATCGACATCATTCACGGCATTGACTGGCTTGAAGCCCGCATGCAGAGCAATATCTGGAATGCCTTCGTCAACAATGAGAAGATCCCGTTCACTGATGACGGGATCAACCTTATCATTGCGCAAATTGACGAAGCCCTCTCGACTTCCGTTGCCCGTAACATCCTGGCCGGAACCCCGTCCTACAGCATCTCCGCGCCTCGCGCCTCTGAGGTCACGGCAACGGACAAGGGCCAGCGCACGCTTCCTGATGTTGAGTTTGAGGCAACGCTTGCCGGTGCCATCAACAAGACTGTCATCCGTGGCCGTGTGCTTCTGTAATCCACAACAGCGCCAACCACTGAAAGGAGGCCGCGCAAATGAAAAGCTACGATCCCAAGAACGTGTCCATGATTATCGGGAGCCACATCGTCACCGAGTTTGAGGACGGGACCTTTATCAACGTCGAACGGAACAATGACACCTGGGCAATCAAGAAAGGTGCCAGCGGTGAGACGGCCAGGGCCAAGAGCAATGACCGCTCTGGCATCTTTACGTTTACGCTCATGCAGACCAGCCCTTCCAATGATTTCCTTTCGGCGCTTGCCATCACCGACGAGCAAAGCAACAGCGGAGTCGTGCCTGTGCTGATCAAGGAAAACGGTGGAACCACGGCCTGTCAGGCAACGGAGGCGTGGATTCGTCGTCCATCGGCTGTTGAGTACAGCAAGACCGTTGGCGCACGCTCATGGATTCTTGAAACAGGCGACCTCGTGATGAACGTCGGCGGCCTGCCCAACACGTAATGATCTGAACCCATAAAACCATCAAGCGGAAGGATGGAAGTCATGTTGAAACCTGCGACAGTGAAAGTGGATGGAGAAGAGTACACGCTGGGTCACTGGAGCCCTGACAAGGCTCTTGAGGTCTGGGCGTGGCTTCTTGCCAATATCGGGGATGGT